GGTAAAGTTATCCTTACCAACGGCGATCCAAGAGAAATTCTACAGCCATTTAACTTTGGTAATGTCAGTCAAATTAGCTTTGCACAAGCGGATGCCCTACAACGCATGGTACAGACCGCTACAGGCGCGATAGACTCAGCTGGTATACCGGGATCTATTAACGGAGACGCGACGGCAGCGGGTATTTCAATGAGCTTAGGAGCCATCATTAAGCGCCACAAGCGTACATTGATTAACTTCCAAGAATCTTTCCTTATTCCTTTTGTTACAAAGGCAGCGCATCGTTACATGCAGTTCGAGCCTGAGCTATATCCAGTAGCTGACTACAAGTTTGATGTATCTAGCAGCTTAGGTATCATTGCACGAGAGTACGAAGTAACACAGCTTGTGCAATTGCTACAAACTATGTCTCCAGACACGCCGATGTATCCACAGCTAGTTCAGTCTATTATCGACAACATGAACCTGTCTAATCGTGAGCAGCTTATTGCTTCTCTACAGAAAGCTAACGAACCTAACCCAGAAGCACAGCAGGCTCAACAAGCAGCACAGCAAGCGGCAATGGCTGTTCAGGCTGCACAGTCTGCTGCTCTTAATGGTCAGGCAATGGAATCACAAGCTAGAGCACAGAAACTTTCTATTGAAGCTCAGTCAATACCACAAGAACTAGAGATCAGCCGCATCAAGGCTATCACTACCAACTTACAAGCTGGCACAGAAGATGATAAAGAGTTCCAGCGACGTATTGAGATGTCAAAGCAGATGCTTAAAGAGCGTGAGATAGCGGTTAAAGAAGAAGCTTCGCGAGAGAAAACACAAACACCGCCAGCAGCTCCGGCACCACAAACAACCTTTGAACCACAAGGCGATAACACATTATGATCAGCAATAGAGATTTAGAGAACGTAGTTAACCAAGTTAACGAGCAGTTTGCACAACTGTTTAAACGCCTAGAAAAACTAGAAGCTAAAGCAAAAGAAGAGGTTAAAGATGCCAGTAAAAAAGGATTCAAGGCTAGCTAGAGCAGGAGTCAGTGCGTATAACAAGCCAAAGCGAACCCCTAGCCACCCCAAGAAAAGCCACGTTGTTGTGGCGAAGCAGGGTGATCAAATCAAGACCATCCGATTTGGAGAGCAAGGAGCATCGACAGCAGGCAAACCCAAAGCGGGTGAATCTGACCGTATGAAAGCTAAAAGAGCTAGTTTTAAAGCTAGACACGGCAAGAATATAGCTAAAGGAAAGATGTCAGCGGCTTATTGGGCCGACAAAGAGAAGTGGTAGTACACTTATATGCACATAAAAATGCAATAAATGTACACTTATATGCACACAAAAACGCAATAAATGTACACTTTACGATACAATGTATATTATATGTAACATTTTAACTATAAATAACAGGAGAGATTTATGCCACAAGGTGCCGGAACATACGGATCTAAAGTAGGACGACCAGCTAAAAAGAAAGAAGTAGTAAAGCCAAAGCGTGCTCGCTCAATGCCAATGACTGATAAGCAAGCTCAGGCAGCTATTGCAGCTCTGAAGAAAGACAAAGCTAAGAAACCTAAGAAGTAATGCAGGGGCAGACACACGGCGGCAAGGGTAGCACACAGCGTAAGACAGACTTTAACAAGTTTGCTGACAACTGGGATAACATCTTTAAAAAGAAGGAGAATGATAATGCCATTGAAGAAAGGCAGTGGACAGAAAACAGTGTCCAAGAACATCAAGACTCTCAAGAAGGAAGGTAAGCCCCAGAAGCAGGCTGTTGCTATCGCCTTGCAAAAAGCAGGTAAAAAGAGAAAATAAAGCTTGACATTGTATCAATAATGTGGTATAATGTAAGCACATAGAGAATAACTGTCCTAATGGAGAAACAGTATGATAGACCCAGAACTTGAGAAGTATTATAACAACTACCACGACTTATTTATGTCAACAGGCTGGAAACAGCTTTTAGAAGATCTAATAGGAAATGCTAGTATTGTAAACTCAGTTGAGGCCACTAAAGATAGCAATGATTTGTACTTTCGTAAAGGTCAA